CGTCTAGGCATGAGAGGTAGGCACTGTCTGTACCACCACATAGACTAACTATTATTTTTTTAGTCATTATAGTTCTCCTTATTCATTTTCATAAACTCCATTGTTCTTTTCTTGGCTCTGTTCTCTAATACCTTAGACCTCTTGTCACCTATTACTTTGTGTGTCAAGATGCCCTGTGTTACCATCTCTGCATGAAGCAGATTACGTGGTCTTTTTGGTAATGGCTTTTTGTGTATTATCTTTGCCATGTTTTAAGTTCCTTTCATAGTAGTCATCAGTTAACGCTTGTAAGCTCTTGTCTTTCTCTGCCCTGAACTTCGGGTCTGTTGTGTTCAACAGGATAGCCGTCAGCAAAAGGTGTACGTTCTTGTCGTGTATGTCCATGTATAATCTCCTCAATGGTAAGTCTGTACTATACCTTCTGGTTCGTAGACATAGCCTACGTCTGGTTCATCTTGAAGCTCGTACTCTTTGATAAAGTCGAACTCAACTGTAGCTTCGGGGTAACACATCTTAGTTACACCTAATGCATACTCAATCGCAGATGCTGTGCCAGTTGCCACAAGTGGGTGAGAGCCACCGACCCTCACCACACCTTGCTGACCATCTACGGATACAAAGATCTCGTAGTGCATCATAGTCAGGCTACCTTCTTCTGTATGAGGAAGGACTTGATAGGCACATAGCTTGCCACTCTTCGCTTGCCTTTCCTGTCATAGGCATGGAAGGAAGAGTAGGACTTGCCAAAGTTCAAGCGAACCAAAGGCTCACCTGATACACCACCAGTACCCTTACGGATAAACCACCCAGTCTCTCGGATGTTGTCATCCCTGTAGATCACAGGCTTGTGACCCTGTAGCTTCAGCTTGATAGCCGTAGCGATTATCTTTAAGGCAGTGAAACCACCTGATACTGTTGTGCCTTTTGGCAAGTTGTCAAAGTTAAATGTAAACATATGAATGTTCCTTTCTGTGTTGTAGAACTCCCGACATCGGGAACTCTGTTGGTTTATGTAGTACAGTTATATTATACTTTCATAAGTATTTCAAGTATAATATTAACTGTACGCTTTCATGAGGGGTCTGCCCTCTTTGGTTGTGAGCTTGACCATAGTCATGTCGTTGCTCACAGGCTCACCAGTGTCCTTCCAGACAAAGGTGGTGTACTTGTATGGGTTGTATGTCACATCTCTCCACGTCTTACCTTGGATGTAATATACGTCCCACTCTTCAGCCGTAAACTTGCTAGGTCTATACCCTACGGCAAAGGCATGGACGTTCTTCTTGCCCTCTTCAATGACACGCTTACGTCCCCCCTGTCTTACGATAAAGTTAGGGTTGATCAGGAACACGTCATTGGTTCGGTCAATCACACGGCTAGTCTTGTAGTCCTGTACGGAATACATACCCTTGTGAATGTTCCAATATGCTCTTACGAATTTATCAAACATTATGTATTTTCCTTTTTGTCACGATACACTGTATAACTAAGTTTCCAATTAAATGAAACAGCATCAAGAATATCTCTTTCCATAAGTTCTTCTCGAATTATTTCTTCTATGTATTCTCTATCTTGTTTAGAGAAATACCCTGCTACATACTCATTGCTGTTTATATCTTTAGGCATTTGCTACTCCATCTGCTTTTCTTTTACTGTTTCCGTGAGCAGGAAAACCCACGATTGCATCACGCTGTTTCCAACATAACTTACAAGTCATGCAAGACACGTCATCCCTAATGACGGCAGGACAGACCACAACTTTTCTACCCTTGGGGGTAAAGGTGTTAGTCATCTGATCTATAGGTAGCACAGTAGTCACTGGTGCTATGTCTAGGTCAGCCAAGTCATCAGCGTGACTTAGATTGTTACCCGACAAGTTGATGGTAAAACCATTCTTGTTGGCATCCTTGACCACCTCTCTATTTTGGCTGAAAGCCATGCTGTAGTGAGTGTAGGTCATACCCTTCTTGTTGCCACGCTTATTGGCACGAACAAGTCTGGACATCTTTGGAGCGTCAATCAACTCTGGGTTAGTGCTATCCTTTGGACAGTCTCCTGCCTGATTGTGTCTCCACACATCAGTAGCTTGATGCTCCACCATGTCACACAGAACGTCCCAGTCATGCCCTTCTTCAGGCACTCTATTCCATACACCTGCCAATGGGAAGCCGTCAGCGTAACAGCCATTGCCCTTGAAGGGACAAGCATCGGGACATGATTGTCTCTCCGTAGTTGTGACGGACATCTTACCTACCTTTCGGTTGGATGATAGTTTTGTAAACCTGACCTTGGTCATTACGCTACTCCTTTCTGCTTGAGCTTTTGCTTACGTGTTACCCTACGTTCCATGAGAACTAGGTTGTTTCTGCGTCTATCTTTTTTCCCGACATCGGGAGTTTTTCTGTACTTCTCAAAGTTTCTATTGCTTTGCATTTGCTTTACTCCTTTTCTGTAAATGCTTGTCCCCACTCTTCACACATAACACCTGACTGGAGGAACTCACGTTCATCTGCTGACAGATAGGGGAAGCAGTCTTGGATAAGACCTCGCCCATCTCTCCACTTGATAAGATCAACAACGTCAAACAGCATAAACATACTGTTCGTGTTACCAGTGATCGGTGATACTCTATCGATACAATGCATAGTCTTCATGTTATTTCCTTTCAGTTTCCCCGACATCGGGAGTTTCAGTTAATCTATATATTATTTTAATACCCTTTCGTAAGAACTCAAGGGTTTAAAATATATAGATAGCTTAGTCTCTAGCATTGTAAGCCACAAAAGAGAAGTTGAAGCAACCTGCCAGTCCAAAGATACTGGCTATCACAAGACAAGCTATGTCAAGATTGTTGTAGCCAAGGTCAGCTATCTTTGTGCTTTCCATCATGCTGATGAATGTATGGGCTATTCCAAAGTACGCTACACCTAGAAGTAGCATTGATAAGTTTGCGATAAATTTAAACATTGTATTCCTTTCAGGGTTGACCGATGCCGAGTTTCCCCGACATCGGGAAGTTAAGGTAGTGTTAAGCTACCTTTGATTGCTTGTCAAGATCAAAGATGATCTCAACTACTTTGTTCAGATCAAGACCTCTCTCGATCATAAGAGCTACAAAGTCTTCCTCTGTATTGAGAGGGATCTTGACAGTCTCTTGCTGATCTTCAGCTTGGCTTTCAGCATTTTCCCCGACATCGGGAGTTTCTGCTTCAGCAGTATCGGAGACTTCTTTAGTCTCTGACTTGAAGGCTTTCAAAAGAGAGCCTACATTAGTCATTGGCTTTGACCTTTTATCTTTGGGTCTGGAGTTGAACCACTCTTCTAAAGAACCATCGACAACTAGATCGTGGAAAGCTTTAGCTTCCGACAATCTTTGAGACTGAAAGTTATCTCTCAAAGTCTTGAGAAGATCTTTTCTTTCAAGCTTCTCAGCAGATCTCCAAACCTTGCCGATTTGGAAAGCTTGACCATTCTGACCGAAGACCCATCTTCTTGAGGTCTTATCAAAGACATGATCGGTATCACCGATGAAGAGCCGTCTTTGGGCTGACTTGATCTTCTTCTCCGTCTTGATGACAATCTGAATGTCACTTTCAAGAGTTTGGTTGTAGTTGATGAATGGAACGATTGCTGTTGCTGTTTGAGTTGCTGTGTTTTCCATTTTACTTAACCTTTCTTTTTTTTTAAGAGTTTCACTAGAGTTCAACTCTTAAAAAAAAAGTAAGGGTAAGTAGTACTCTATAGCCCTTCTCTCTCTAGGAGAGAAAGATTTTCACCTCTTTGAAGTCTTTTCTTTAGAGGTGGATTCTCCCGACATCGGGAAGATTTTGGAGGGGTATGGTTTGGTAGCTGAGAAGGATAAGCATAGGCTCTTCATTTTGCTACCCACTTCCAGAAAAACCAACTCTTTCCCACCTTTTGAAGTGGCAACTGATTGCATAACAGTTACCAGAACTGCTGAAACCCCTTATCTGATGGGGTCATAGCACTCACATAGTTCATCAGAATGGACAGACCTATCCCACCATGTTACTACCTGCATCATCTCTACTAGAAGATGACGTGGGCATGGGACACCTAGGGGGTATGCGTATATATGCTTGTACAAATACACAGATCAGGAAAATTAGATGTTAACCACAATAGAATATCATATACAGAGAGTGTCAAATATTTGGTATTGACCTACGCAGCGAGACATGATATAATTATATATAACTAAATTCGGAGGGCATAGTTTAACTATAATAGTTTAACTAAAATTAAGTATACTATAATTACAATATAACTAATATTAAGTATATACTATATAGTAATAGTATCCCCCTCCGTACATTAATAAAAATATCATTTGACAATGGGCAAAAAATCAGTAAAACTATACACAGACAATGTTATTGAAGCATTCTATGATGCCGTACTCAATAATCGTCTTGATAAACTTCACATCCCCCACAGTGACGTGTTCTACGTCAGGGCAGCAGTAGAAGCCCACTATGGGCGATCTTTTACATTGGAGCATGTAGAGAATGCCATGAGAGCCGAGGGATGGACTGAAAACAAAAGTCACGAAGAAAGCACATAAAGGGAGTAAAAAATTATGTCACGAGCAAAAATCTTAAAAGAGCTTTTAAAGTTAGCATCAGATGCACCTACACCTCCAAAGAAGAAGACAAAACAGACGGAAGCCGAGAAGAAGAAGATCGGTGGTAAAGAGAAAAAAATAACTGGAGTAGGAAGATTTGCTGAACCTGATAAGGGAGCAAAGATCAAGAAGGTTAAAGACGAGCAAAAGCACAAAGGTTTAGATAAACCAAAGATGGGTGACTTTGCTAAAGGACAAGCTCGTGGGGCTAAAAAGGCTGAAAAGAATATGACTCCTATGCAAAGATTGCAGAGAGAATATGAAGGCTTAACTAAAGCAGCCAAGATGAAAGAAGTATCTAAAGGCAGACAAAGTAAATACTTTTCAGTTATTAGAAAGATAGGCAAGGGATATGCTTCTGGAGGATCTGGTGAAGGCATAGACCCTAAGTCTATTAAGAGTAAAGGTCAGTTTGAAAATCTACTAGCTAAAGGCAAGCTAGAGCATATACCAAATGCGAAGCTTGTTGATATAGCTATAAAAGTTGGATATGTTACTGGTGATGAGATGATGGGTAATGCTAAAGGTGGTGCTATGATGAAGAAAAAAGGTATGGCTAAAGGTGGTATGAAGAAAAAAGGCATGGCTATGGGCGGCATGAAGAAGAAAGGTATGATGGCAGGGGGACTCAAGAAACCTGCTGCAGGTCAAACTGGACTGAAGAAGCTACCTACCCCTGTACGTAACAAAATGGGCTACGCTAAAAAGGGTGGTTCAATGAAGAAGAAGGGTTACGCAATGGGTGGCATGAAGAAGAAGGGCTACGCAGCAGGTGGCATGTCCGTTACTTATAGAGTAGGTGGCATGGCTAAAGGAAAAATGTACGGAAGTGTTGACAATAAGAAGAAGAAGTAGTATAATTATGTCACTATGGCATATCTTCAAAGTAACATTCCGTATTTCAAAGCTTGGGTAAGACGAGAGTATACCTGTAACTTTAGTCAGTATCATGGTGAGTTTTTACACTGTATGGTTATTGCAGTAACGACAATGCCTAACAGATCACTTAGCTTTCAAGTAATCTTTACTGGCTGTGAATCTGACGACACTGACGAACCAAATGTACACGGTGGTGCTATGTGGGCGAGAATGCCCATCACAGCCCTAGTAGGAGACACTCCTTACGAACAGTGGGCTGAAGAGATGCCACCGTACATTGCTCAACCTTGGGACTGTATGTCTCATGATCACAGTGTATATGTATTAGACAGAGCTACACCTGCACCTTGGATAGCTAAAGTTGACGGTGAGTTCTACCCTGCTAAGTATTACTTTACTGTAGACTACACTAACAGTGAGATAGCTGACGATCCTGCACAACATAAACAGTCACACGTATTAGAACTGATGGACGCAGGTAGGTATACAGGAAACATAGTGGCACTACCTAATAATAGAGTCAGAGTGACACACCCTGCATGGTTTGAGACAGGAGAAGGACCACCAGACTTTAGACCTTCCCAAAGAATCTTTCACTCAAAACAAGACACTGACTATGTATGGGATACCCAGAGGGTATTTAATAACTTATACGAGGATAATCATGGTAGCGAAAGCAAAGGCAACAATAAAAAAGGTAGCAGGAAAGCTAAAAAAGGCTAGTCAGGCTCACGCAGGACAGTCCAAAGCTTTATCGTCTATAAAATTAAACAAGGGTGGTAGCACTGTTAACAAAGCAGGTAACTATACCAAGCCCGGAATGAGAAAAAGAATGTTCTCAGCAATAAAGGCAGGTTCTTCTGGGGGTAATCCCGGACAGTGGTCTGCAAGAAAAGCACAGCTACTAGCTGCACGGTATAAAAAAGCAGGTGGGGGCTACAAGTAATGGCTGACCCTAAGGTTGGCACAGGCAAGAAGCCTAAAGGAAGTGGTAGAAGACTCTACACGGATGAGAATCCTAAGGATACAGTGAGTATCAAATTTGCTACGGTAGAAGATGCAAAGAAAACTATTACAAAAGTTAAAAAGATTAACAAACCCTATGCGAGGAAGATCCAAATCCTCACCGTTCTTGAGCAACGAGCTAGGTTTGCAGGAAAAACTGAGCAAGCTGCCCTTGCAAAGAAGGCAAAAGAACAACTAAGGAGACAGCATGGCACTAAAAGCAAGTCAAAGAAGTCTTAAATCATGGTCAAAGCAAAAATGGAGAACAAAAAGTGGTAAGCCCAGTAGCAAAACTGGAGAACGCTATCTTCCAACAGCTGCAATTAAAGCTCTATCACCCCAAGAGTACGCAGCAACAACTAAAGCTAAAAGAAAAGGCAAGGCAGCAGGAAAACAATTCGTTAAACAACCTAAAAGCATCGCTAAAAAAACGAGAAGTTATCGAAAAGTTACATAATATAGGATATTTCGAGAATGATAGTTAAAGCATGGTTCATAGTAGCAATAATGTCTGGTGTGTACACAGACGGAACTAAAGATATATTTATATTTCAGCATCCAGAGGATCATGGACACTTTCATAATGCATCCATGTGCCAAAAGTTTGTAGGAGATAATCCTTTTTCCATAATGAAAGCACTAGTTGATGAGTATGGAGATAGATCTCCTGAAAAAATTATATGTGTACCAGAAGAAACTGTTGAAACTATAGTTGGTAGTGTTGCAAAACAAAAGTCTGGCATATAATGCTGTATGAACCCACCTGTGAAGTATGTGGTAGTCACATTGAAGACGATAGATGTGAAGTTTGTGAACATACTGGGGACAATGGAGACTGGGTAAAAGAAGTTATAAAGGATAAAGATAAAGATGACTCCAGAGACACTTGACAGATGGCGAATACTCCCAAGATTAATGATGCTAGTGATGACAGGCGTTTACATTCGTTGTATAGAATGGGCTTTGAGTCAGCCAGAGTTGACCACACAACAGGCAGGACTAATATCAGTGATTACAGGAGCGATGACAGGCAGTTTCGCCATATGGATGGGGGCAGAGAAAGCAGAACCCAAGATAATGGAGAGGGAAGAACGATGAGAAAGTACTTAAAAAGATTATGGTGTGCGTTGTGGAACAAGAAGTGCCATGACGATTGTGACTGCGTATAATGATAGGAACTATACTTAGCTCCGTATCTACTTTAGCGTCATCCTATATAGAGGGTAAGACAGCCATACAGAAGGCTGAAGCTACTATACGGATGAAAGAAGCCACAGGTGAGATTGACTGGGACTTAGCTGCTATGAGGGCATCTCAAGGCTCGTGGAAGGACGAATGGCTGACTTTACTTTTCAGTATTCCTCTGGTACTGAGCTTCATGGGTGAGTGGGGCAGGGGCATAGTAGCAGATGGTTTTACTGCACTCGCAGGTATGCCACAGTGGTATCAGATTGCGTTAGGAGCTATTGTAAGTGCAAGCTTTGCTACACGGTCTGCAAGTAAATTATTTAATATGAGGAAGAAGTAATGGCGTTTAAGTTATCGAGTAGAAGTTTAAGTAAATTAGATGGTGTAAATCCTATATTGGTGGACACAGTAAAACGTGCCATTGAGGTGAGTTCTGTAGACTTTGGAGTGATCTATGGAGTTCGTTCCTTGGCAGAGCAAAAAAAGCTTTATGCAGCAGGACGATCACAAACGATGAAGTCTCGCCACTTACTACAGCAAGATGGTACGTCACATGCTGTCGATTTAATGGCATATGACGGTAGTAACCCAAGTTGGGACATCGTGATGTACGATAATATAGCAGACGCTATGAAAGAAGCAGCAAAAGAGACTGGTGCAAAAATTTGTTGGGGGGCTGCATGGCATATAGACAATATAGCCGAGTGGAGTGGCACTATGGAACAAGCCATGAACGCTTATGTAGATTTACGTAGGAGTTCTGGGCGTAGACCATTTATTGATGGTCCTCATTTTCAACTGTCAACATGACATCGAAGGTACGCAAAACAAAAAGAGATACCATGAAAGGTATGTCTATTAAAAGTGGAGACAAGCGATCTACTAAATCAGGGGCAGGTATGACTGCCAAAGGAGTTGCTAAATACAATAAACGAACAGGGGGCAACTTAAAAACAGCAGTCACAGAAAGTAAACCTAGCAGTAAAGCGAGAGCAGCCAGAAGAAAGTCATACTGTGCTAGAAGTGCAGGACAGATGAAAAAGTTTCCCAAGGCAGCTAAAGACCCAAACAGCAGACTACGACAAGCTAGAAGAAGATGGAAGTGTTAAATGACTAGACAACTTACAGAGAAACAACAGAAGTTTTTAGAAGTATTATTTGATCAGGCAGGTGGTGATATAGGATCAGCTATAAAGCTTGCGGGATACGCAGAGGGGGTAAGTCCTTCTCAGATGGTTACAGCTTTGAAAGAAGAGATACTAGAAGCTACACAAACGTATATGGCACGTAATGCACCGAAGGCTGCAGTAGCTATAACAAGTAGCTTGGACGATCCAACACAGCTAGGTATACGAGATAGAATGTCTGCTGCTAGAGAACTACTAGATAGAACTGGTTTAATTAAGACTGAGAAAGTACAAGTAGAGACTACAGGGGGTGTTATGCTTATGCCACCCAAGGACAATGGATGAGAAACAGATCATTGGGTACGTGGAAGTTACCTCAACCTACTGACCTAAAAGATGACAACGAGTGGATGCCTATACCACGTATAGCAAGAACAATACCATTCGGATATGAGTTAGACCCTGAAGATATAAATTTACTAAAGCCTGTAAAAATAGAGTTAGATTTACTAGAACAAGCAAGAAGATACGTAAAACAGTATTCATATAGGCAAGTTGCTAACTGGTTATCTAAAAATAGTGGCAGAGATATATCTCATGTAGGTTTAATGAAAAGATTAAAGAATGAGCGAAAACGACAGAACCAAGCTATCAGCCTACGCAGATGGGCAGACTATGCCCAAAAGGCGATCCAGAAAGCCGAAGAGATCGAAGAAAGCAGAACAGGGGCAAAGCAAGAAGCAGAGAGTACCCCTGCCTGAGTCTGAACTCTTACCGATAGAAGAAGCTCGTAATGTTATATTCAAACCGAATGATGGACCACAGACAGAGTTTCTCGCAGCTAGTGAAAGAGAAGTTCTATATGGTGGATCAGCAGGGGGTGGTAAATCTTACGCAATGCTTGCAGACCCTTTACGTTACATGGGACATCCTGCGTTCAGTGGCTTACTCTTGCGTCACACCACTGAAGAACTACGAGAGCTTATATTTAAAAGCCAAGAATTGTACCCGAAAATCTGGAAGGGTATCAAGTGGTCAGAACGAAAGATGCAGTGGGTTGCTCCGTCAGGAGCTAGACTGTGGATGTCTTACCTCGACAGAGATGATGATGTTCTACGATACCAAGGACTAGCATTTAGTTGGATAGGATTTGATGAACTTACACAATGGTCTACACCCTACGCTTGGAACTACATGAGATCACGACTAAGATCTACTTCACCAGATCTGCCAGTGTACATGAGAGCAACAACGAACCCCGGAGGACGTGGACATCATTGGGTCAAGAAGATGTTTATAGACCCTGCACCTTATAATAATACATTTAATGCAACAGATATTGAAACAGGAGAAGAACTTAAATACCCTGCAGGACATAGCAGAGCAGGAGAAGCCTTATTCAAACGTAGGTTTATACCTGCTCGACTTACAGACAACCCTTACCTATCGGCTCAAGGAGATTATGAAGCAATGCTTCTATCCCTTCCTGAACAGCAAAGAAGACAATTACTGGAAGGCGATTGGGATATTAAAGA